ATGATGTAGACGGTTGGTATGGTTGGCAATGCTTCGATTACTATGCACAGTTTTGTATAGAAAATGGAGTGCCTTATGCTAACTGCACTGACTCAGGTTTTGTAAAGGACGTATGGATACACCGTCACAGTAATGGTATCCTGAACTACTTTGATGAAGTAAGTATCCTACAGCCGGGAGACCTTGTGTTCTTCAAAGAGCACCCTTGGACTCCTTACTCTCATGTTGCTGTGTTTGACAGTGACATTGACGGTGTGTACGGAATGTTCTTAGGACAAAACCAAGGACCAGACAGTAGCCTAGATAGAGGCGGTGTTGCTTCTCTTGTGAGACTTCCTTACGAAGCTACCTTTGATACAGCCTTCCGTCTTAAACCGGGAGTTGGTAATCAGGCTAACCAAGCCACACAGACAAGCTCTGGTGGTGGACGAGGCTTCGTAAATGGAGCTCCGGGACTTAAGAAGGACGAATACTTCTTAGATGTATCAGCCTACCAATCAGCAGACCTCACAGCCATCACACAGCAAGCAGGCACTAACAAGACAATCATTAAGGTCAGTGAACACACTACCTACCTGTCAGACGTTAGACAAGCTCAGGCTGACACCTCTGTGCCTATTGGTTATTACCACTTTGCACGATTTGGAGGTGACGTAGGACAAGCTCTTGCAGAAGCTAACTTCTTCCTGAGCAACCTACCTAGCAAGCCTGTGAATTATCTGGTCTGTGACTATGAGGATAATGCTAGTGGAGACGTAGAAGCCAATACACAGGCTATCTTAGCCTTCATGGACGCATGTGCTGGTAAAGGCTATCAGCCTATCTATTACTCATACAAGCCATATACTTTAGCTAACGTAAACTACAAAGCTATCTTGGCTAAATACCCTAACTCCCTGTGGATTGCAGCGTATCCTAACTATGAGGTAACACCTACTCCTGTGTGGGAGGTGTATCCTACCATGGAAGGTATCCGCTGGTGGCAGTTCACTAGTACAGGTATTGCTGGTGGCTTAGATAAAAATATCGCTATTCTTAGTGATGATATTGCAAACAACCAATTTGAAGAAGAGGAAGACGAAATGACAAACTATGTAATCCGAAGCAATTCAGGTAAGCAGGGCTACCTTGCTATTACTAACGGAATTGTTTGGGGAATTGGAGACATTAAGACAGTAGGTGAGCTTCAAAATGCTAAGCATGTGCACCTCAACCTACCAGACGGAGACTTTGACCGTTTCATTAACGCACAGAAGTCTGATGATGTGACGCAAGAGGCTATCGCAAAAGCTATCGAAGACGCTAACAAGAGCCTTACCGAAGTTATTGCAGGTGAGCCTAAGGAATAGACCCTAGGGGTTGAGGAGGGAATATGTAAATGTTTCCTCTTCTTTTTAGTAGGAGGAGTTATGTCCAATAAAAATCTACCCTGTGTATTTCCAGACCCGATGTGTCCTCCTAAAGAAGATGGCACTAAGTGGACTGAGCAGGAATTGGCTAAGAGTGAGCAATTACTTGAAGCATATAAGGTAGACCTGTGTAAATGGATTGATGAGAAATGTAACTATAATGGAGGTATTACTCCTGAGGAAAAGGCTGAGTACGAGCGTAAGCTACTTGCTTATAACAATACCTTGGCACGTTACAAAGAGCTCATTGAGAAATATGAAACCTACCTAATTAACAAATCTGAATATGATAAAAAACTAGCTTCTTATACTAAGGAGCGTAATGCTATTCAAGCTGAGATTACCCGTATTACAGCAGAAAACGCTGAGCGGACTAAGCGTAATCAGGCTAAGCAAGATAAGTACACAGCTGATAAGGCTCAGTATGACAAGGACATTGTTGTTTATCGTCAGAAGAAGCGTGAATATGATGAGGCTGTTGACCCTGAGCGTAGACGTAGGCTTGAGAATGAGGCACTACAACAAGCCCTAGACCGTGTGCAACGTACCACACGCATGAATATGTTCTCTTCTGGTTCAAGCACGGGAGGAGGAGCATATACAAGTGTTACTACTAACGGAAATGAGTTCACTATACAATGGCGCATGGTAAACACAGGGCGTGTAGTAGGTAATGGTGTGCTTCGTGGTAACGTTGAATATCGCTTTGTGCGTAAGGAAGATAGGATTGAAGCTTACATTGTAGCCTTCAACTTAACTAGTGCTAACTATTCATTTAACCCAAATGATACATGGGCTTCTGCTGGAGCTACCTTCACTGTGTACACCCCTAACAGCCAAATCATTTGGACAAAATCTTATGACCCTTACCAGCCATTCAGTGAGAACATTAACCGACGTGTAGAGCTTAATAGCCAGACACCTATTCAGCTTACAGGCTCTACATCAGGGCGTGTAGGTATTCTGTGGACTCGTGATGTATGGATTGATGAGCCTACTCAAGGTAGTGTGGATATTAACTTCACCATGGACCGTCTTGATGTCCAAGTACCACATATCCCAATCCCACCTAAGCCAGAAGAGCCTAAAGAGCCCCCTAGACCAGTGCTAGAGCCTCAGCTCCCTGTGCCTAGTTTGCCTAATAATCCCCCACAAGAGCCTCCTAGGGTTGATAAGCCTGATAAACCGGGAGAGCCTCCTGTGCCTCCTACTCCTAGACCTCTTAGACCAAGACCTAAGCGCCCTTGTAAGAAGTGTAATGAGTGTGAGGAATGTGAGAATATCGGTAGAGGACCTGATGTCTGTGAAGACCTTAAGGCTATTGCACAGGAGCGTTTCCAACGTGCTGGGGTACATGAGCTTAGAAATAAGTACGTAGTGAACCTGCCTAATGTTATCAGGCGCTCAACCTATGGACTCTGGTGTGTTACTAAGAACATTATCAATCAGCTCTGCCATGTAGGAGAAGAGTTCCAATGCTTACGTGAGCAGACAGACCAACTACGTAAGGAACAAATGTGTATTCAGAACGCACAGCAGGCTTCCTGTGAGCGTTTAGCTAAGATAGCTAAGAATAACTATGACATAGGTAATAACGTGCGAAATAGGCTCATTCAGAAGCTCAGAGACGACGCACAGAAGAAGTCTATTGATATTGCTAACCAGACAGTCCGCATGAACATGTTCCCTAGAGGCTCACAAGCAGGCTCAGGTACTTATACACGAGTATCAACCTCAGGTACTAACTTTACCATTGAGTGGAACATGGTAGGTGGAGCTGTAATTGGTAACGGTAGCATTAATGGTACTGTAGAGCGTGAGTTCAGGCTTAATACAGCCACAGGGTATGTAGAGGCTTTCCTAAAGGCTGTTACTATCACCTCTGTGAGATATGAGCCTACAGGCGCTATGACAGGGGCTTCTACAGCTACCATGGCTGTGTTTGACGGAGCAGGCAATCAGGTTTACTATAAAGCCTATGACCCATTCCGTTCCTTTAATGAAAGCCCTAACCGTAGAATTGAGTACAATAGAACAGTACCACTACAGACCACAGGCTCTACTGGAGGCTCTGTGCACGTACTTTCTACCCGTGATACTTGGCTTTATGACCCTACCTATGGACAGCTAGAGGTAAACTTCACAAGGGATAACCTAATCCCTATTGATATTCCTCCTGTGCCAGAAATTCCTAAGGTAGAGATTGATTGTGGAAGCTGTGAGGTGAAAGAATTTGACTGCTAAAGAATGTAGTTCCTGTGGAGATAAGTGTGGGCACTTCATATGTCAGGCAAGAAAGTATGCCTTGTGTGATTGCCCTACTATCACTCCCGGAATGGACGCATGTAATGCTTTACATGACCTAAATGATAATAAGATTAAGCTAATGGCACAGCGGAATGAGTCCCTACTAGCCTGTGATATTCCTAAGTTCTTAGGTAGGCTATTCAGGGGTATCTCCTGTGTCTATAAGAATATGATATTGCAACTATGCTGGATTATTAAGAATATTTGCTGTATCTACTCACGTACTAAAGTTATTGATGAAAATAACAAATGTATCAACCAGAAGCAAGAGAAAATGGTTCAGGGAATGAAAGACCTGCAAGCTCAGATGAATAAAATCTTGGAGCTTTACAATCAGTATGCCACAACTAAGATTGTGGTAGCTGACAGCTCTTTTGAGGGACTTGTAGCCACTCTTGAAGCACTACCAGAGGAGGAGCTTTAATGGCAGACTGCGTAACTTGTATGAAATGCAGGTTTAAGGAATGTCAGTGTGATAATGGTTGCAAACCTAAATGTATAGACATAGGCAAGACCTGTGATGATACCTGTCAAAAGGTTAAGGACTTGCACAAAGACCTACTAGAGCCCATAGCTCCTATGTTTGAAACAGGTATGCCCTGTGACATGAGGGAGCTTAGCTCTAAGGGCTTTAGTAATGTATTTATGTTTGTCAACAACTTTATTAATGTCCTGTGTCACACACTAGGGCTGACTGATATTTTAAATGACCGAATTAAGGCAAACAAAAAGAACCTTGAGGAGCTTAATAAAGCTAACGAGGCTCTGTGTGGAAGAATTAATGAACTCACAAGAAATGCCAATAAGTTGGTTACAGCTTCCAACTCTACTGTGTCTGACGCTATTGCATATAATAATAAGCTGAAACGTGAGTACAATGAGCAAGCTTCCTTTGTGAATGAATATAACAAGGGTGCACTTATTAAGTACCAGCAAGACCAGCAAGAATACACAAGCCGTATCTCTATCTTACAGGCTAACTTGACTAAGGAAGGCTATCCTCAGGCAGTGGCTAGTCAGTACCTCCAAATGTCTCCTAATGCTGTTATGGCTAAGACAATTAGAGGACGTAAGCTAAGCTCTGATACTAAAGAGCCTGCAAGTGTCAATCCTATTCCTGATGTTACTACCTTTACCTCAAATGAATTGGTCTATACCTATTTAAAAGAGCGTGAGGAAATGACGGTAGACTTTGCAAATGCAACTACAATCATGTCAGGGAAAGAGATTTCATCTATCAAGATGAGAATTACTCTTGTGTCAACTGAGCACCCTAAGAAGGGTGTGATTATTGGAATACCTACAAATCCATATAAGCAAATTACTATCCACACAGAGGGTAGTAATGAGCAGTATAGCTCTGAGCTTATTGTAGAGGTACGTTTCTTTACTGCTGATGGTAAGGAAGTTAAGCCTACCTATAAAGAAACAGCTATCCTGAACCTGCAACCATTTGGTGCTGAGTTAGGTCAGGGTACTTACTTCTCAGTTGATACTGGTTACACTGTGCCTATCAATGGCTCTTATGTAACAGCACAGAACGGTAGACTAAGTAACTACACTAGAAATCCCCTAGGAGAAGGTCCTCAGTCTATTGTATGGGGAGTATTCACTGACACTATTGCATTTAATGTAGGAAGCTACAAGAAGAATGTATCAGGATTTAACCTGAATACAGCCCCTGTGGTAAGTTCTATGCCAGTAGTTCCCTATCAGGCTAAGCTGAAAGAACTGCCTCCTGAGCCTAACTACATCAACATTCATGAGAGCACAGGCTTCCTGAATGAGCTTAACTGTGGTAGATGTACCCTAGCACCTCTTAAAGAGTGTAAGACAGCCTGCTCTGTGTGTCCTCCTGTAGGTAAAGAGGCTATGATTGCTAAGGCTAAGGGACTTGACTATATCACAGTAACAACCTTTATTGACACCACAACTAATAAGCCTATTGCACCAGCTGTCCATGAAAAGAGCACTTTCTGTGCTCCTACACCAGATACAATATGGTATAATAGTAAGGGGTACACCCTGATACCTAATAAGCAGACAACCTCTGAGTTCACAGAGGGTACAGATAGCCTGCTTGGTAAGGGTATGATTAGAACCTGTGTGAACTACTACAGCACAGGAGGAAAGGAAACGAACTAATGACTTGTAACAAATGCTATGAGTGTGAATGTAATGACGGAAAAGACTATTGCCAAGATTGCCTTCCTGATGAAGGTACTTGGCTTATTGTCAAGTCTGAGAAACCTGACCCGTTCTATGCTGACCGCAACCATGCTTACATGGATAGTGCTGAGAATGTATGGATTTTAAACCGTGCTAGGGACGCCATGATTAAGCTCAATGGTTCAGGCTCAGGTGGAAATGGTAAGGTCTATAAAGCTGGTCAGGGTATCACTATCTCACCAGATGGGACTATCTCAGCTGTGGTCACAGAGGATAGAGATACTATCACTACTGTGAAGCCCGGTAATGGTATTCTGGTAGCTAAGACTAATAATGACTACACTGTGACCTTAGACAGTACTAAAGTACCTACCAATGAGCGACTAGAGAACGTAGAGCGTCAAATTGGTGAGCTTAAAGCTCCTAAGGGAGTAGCTTCTGTGTCAGTAATCGGTAAAGAAGGTATTGTTAGTACACAGACAGCCACTAAGGATTGGGAAGTTAAACTTGACCCTGCTGTGAAAGCTAACATTGATAAAATCCCTGCTTTAGAAACCAAGGCTGTTGAAGTTCCCCTTGTGAACTATATTAACAAGTACCATGGTAATGGCTGGGTAGGTAAACGTGACGAAGGTTCAGGTTATTATTCAGCTCCACTATACTACCTCACAGATAAGAAGTCTCTAGGTGACTTAGGTTTCTCTGTAGGTGATAAGCTTTACATTAAGGCTAAGTTTGATGTGAATACCTCATCAGCTATCCCTGCTACTGCTCAGCTTGCTTTGGAAGCCTATGACATGGCTAATCCGACTAACTGGTATGTAGGCTGGCTTGCTGGTAAACAGTCTATGCAGGCTAAAGGTAATGAGATTACCTACACATGGACGCTTGCTGAGAAAGACCTGAACGTAAATGCCCTGAATGTTCGTATTGATGGTATTGGCCTTAATACCTTCCCTGTGAGGTTTACTTACCTGACACTGACTACCAAGCCTGTGACTGACAGTATTCCAGAGCCTTCTGGTACACTGCTTGTAGGTGCTGATAACCTCATTAAGGGAACTAGAGACGGCTCAGCCAACAATTATGGAGCTCCTAATGGAAACTACCTAGGACTAGCTATAAGTGAGAAAAACAGAGGCACAGGAGCTGGTACAGCCGATACCTTTAACGCTCAGCTAGGCTACCCTCTCAATCCGGGAACATGGTACACAGTGAGCTTCTTTGCTAAGGCAACTAGTGAGATTACTTTTGGAAACCACCTGTACTCACCTGCAAAAGTATGCATTGTGTATAGTTCCACAGGAGGAATGAATACTAACATTGACGGTGATGTCACTGTTAAGGTAAATGCCAACTGGGCTCTTTACACTATCAGTTTCCAAGTATACGGCACAGCTCCATTTACCCCTAAGGTACTCTTAGGACGTATGAAGGCTGGTGTACCTAACAATACTGTGCTACAGATTGCTGGTGTGTGCTTCTATGAGGGCACAGGACCTCGTTCTTGGGGAGCTAGCTCACTAGATGTACCAAGCAATACTGATGTCACAGAGGGTATTAACAGGCTTAATACCACTGTGCAAGGACTGAGTACCAAGGTTACTGCCCTAGAAGGTAGAGCTGACAATGATACCAAGTATTATGCAGGAAATGGGTTAAGCCTCAATGGTACTACCTTCTCTTTGAATACTAATGACCTAGTTACATTCGGTGATTTAGCCTCTAAGCTAGACCGTTCAGAGTTCAGGTCACTACAAACTAAGTATAATAGTTTAGAGACAGCTGTGAAGAAGCTCCTACAAGACCTTAAAGACTCAGGTGCTTGGGAAGTTGCTGGTACAGACATTCTTGCTGGTAGCCTCAAGACTGACCGTCATATTGCTACAGGTAATATCAACGTGTTTGGAGGAACACCTAATGGCACTAGAGCTATTCGCACATCTAACACACTCAACGCTGGTGACCTTGCAGGAGGAGTAGAGTAATGCCAACATTCAACACAAAGGAAGAAGCCCTTACATGGGCTAAGGCTAACACAAAATTTAAGTTAGAGAGTACAAACACCTCTGAATTTAAAGTCCGTACAGGCTGGGATAATGCTTCCGCTGTGTGGGAGGAGAGTGTTAGTGGATTTGTAGTCGGTAAAGGTGAAGTTCAGTTCCAAGTCATTCCAACCTTTGGGTTCAAGGGAGATAAAATCATTATTAACAACCTACAGATTTATGTAGGTACTGCTAAGTATGAAGTACAACCTGTGAACCCTACTGGTGCTGACGCTAGAATGAAGTTTACAGCCCTTGACCAGCTTGTGATTGAGAAGCAGTTCCCTATCACAAAAGGATTTAATGAGGCTGTAAACAGACCATTCAATAAGTCTGTAGAACTTAACCTATATACCACTAACTCATCTGCTAGTGTGACTAAGCTAGAACACAGCTGGTTTTCAGGGAACAAAACCTCTGAGATATTCTTAAATTGGTCTATACCATCTGATATTGTTATTTCACCAGCTGTGCTGATTAAGCCTTGGGCTATCAGACAGACGGCAGGAGGTCAGTTCACCTCATTCACTACACTCAACAAGGATATGAAGGTCTATGCTAATGGTACATGGAAAGTACCTCCTAACTCAACTATAGATGAGAAGAAGGCTAAGACAGAAGGATTTGGAGCTAACCGTATCTACCTAGATAATAAGTGGGTAGCTCAAGGAAAGGTAGGAAGATAATGGCTTCATACAAAGAAGAATATAAAGATAAGTGCTGGTATGAGGATTGCGCCTGTGAGGACATCTACCCAGCAGACTGCGACGCTCTACGGAAAGAGAATAATGAAGGTATCGGAAGATACGCCTGTGCAGCCCAAAATCAGGATTGCTATGATAAAAACTTTTTTAAACGGGCTTTCCAAAAGATTGCTTGTCAGTTCGAGCATGTTATTCAGAATATCTGTGCTATTTGGGATTTACTTCAATGTATCACAGAGTACCTGAAAGCTCAGGGTAATCAGGGTTATGAAACTAAGTATTACCGACACACAGGGGTAGAAGGGCAAAACTTCTACAAGCCTATCATGACACGGTATGCTATCAACCTCTATAAGGACTCAGAATATGGCTGGGATACACAGGGAGGTATTGATGATGGTAAGCGTGGTACATTTGACCAAGACATGCACTGCTATATCCGCTGGTGTGCTGATGGTAACGAGCTTAACCCTGCTGTGGATAATACTATGACCTTTGTAGTCCGCACAAGTGGGGAAGGTTGGCCCGGTGATGAGTCTGATATGGTTAAGCAACGTGGTATCCACTGGCAAATGACAGGGCTCACAGATGGAGCTATGCCTTGCTCAGACACTATTGTGTTACCTAAGGGACAAAATATCGTGATAGAGGTTATTCAGAACAACACTTCATCAGGTACGTTCCGTGTGCATAATATCAAGGTTGAGTATCACCCTATTGCAGGCACAGGGCTTCCTGACTGCTTGAAGACTCCAGAAGTGCCTAAGAAGGACTGTAACTGCTAAAAATAAAAAGACCTTAATTGGTCTTTTTTTGTTGTCTTTTTCTTTGGCGCTCTTCTCGTGCACGGTCCTTGGCACGTTCATACTCCTTAAGAGCCTTCATGAGCCTTGCCTTGGCTTCCTTCACAGTAGGCTTAGCCCTTCGCTTACCATGTCGAGTAGTAAGGGTGTTCCTAGCAAGCCCTACAGCCTTAGAGAGCTTCTTTGTCTCCTGTAAATCAGCAATAATGCGGTAGTACATGTCTTGCTCTTTACGAAGAACCTTCTTACGCTTTAGGTTAAACTCATTACGTAGTTTGCTCTTAGTGGACTTCACAGCGGCTAGTATCTTGACCTCACGCTCAAGAGCAACATAGCGTTTGATGGCCTCATCAAGGGAAATCTCATTACCCTCTGTGTCATAGAGAGTACCATCTTCTGCAATTACTCTGTCAGGAATATTTCGATTTAACTCGAATATTTCCTTGTCATAGGCTTCATCAAATATCTTTGTTGACATAGAACCATACCTCTTCCCCATTTATTTTACTAAGCACAGTGATGTCTCCTGTCTTAACAGTTGAGTAAGGATAGCCTCCTGCCCATTCACGAAGCCGTTCATTTCTAGCTTGGATAGACTCTACTGTCTCTTCAAGATAACAGTCTCCCATTTCATCTATATGTTTTATCGTATAGGAGGTTAATGTTCTCATTTTTTATCCTCTCAGGAATTATAAAATCCTCTTTCTTCATAGTAAGTTTCTTGTAGTCACCAATCACAGGAGGATAGCGCCTCCTGTTTTGGTAACTCCACCATCTAAAGTCAATATTAGATATATAGGTTGTCAATTCACTCCTGTGCTCTAGCCTTCCATACACATCATATAGCCTGAATAATTGTTCCCTCTTTTGAGGTCTTATCCTCATAGATACTTTACACTCAGGCATTAGGTATAACATATTAGCGAGCTCTATGTTTCTACCAGCGTACACTGTTATAGGCTTGATAGCCTTAATTAGACTAGCATAACCTATCCCCCTATCCACAGCTAGGTAGGGTATAGTTGACATGAACGCTCCTATGGAATACTCAAAGTAGCTCTCTCTGCTTCCATTCCTGAGGTTCTGTGCTAGAGTGTAAGCCTCCTCAATAGTATAGAAACCTCCCGGAAGGCTATACTCCATTATAGTATCATAGTCCTTGACATATATGTTTATGAACACAGTGAGTAGCTTGTCAAATGTATCAGCATTTTTATATACATCAAGTAGATGTAATATCCGCTGAACATTTTCCTTTAGATAAAAGAGAGGTGGGAACTCTCTAGGGTTAAGCGTAACCTTACTATCAGTAAGGCTAAGTGCTCCCTCAAATGAGTCCTTACCTCTCTCTAACCATGAATTGACTTCCTCGATAAATGTATCGTAGCTGGGATTAGTCGTCCCACTCATCATCTTCGTCATCTTCATCTGCGTAATCGTCTTCATCATCTTCGACATCATCAGCAGGTTCAATCGCTACAACGTCCCATTGAGGCTTGTCATTGTAAGGCTCGCCTTCTTCAAGGGTAATGTTCACATAGCGGTCAATGAAGTCCTCTGTGTCCATTTCACCTTTAGGGTCAAGTCCTACAGCCTCAGCAAGGTCATACAAGTCTGAGCGTCCAAATGCTGTGTCAAACATACGGAAGCCATAAGTCTTAGTATCAGTACCGAAGTCTCCACGGAAGGTTACCTTGTAGTAAGGCTTCTTGCCTTGACCTGATGGCTCTACCCATTCAAAGGCTTGGATAACTACTGTAAATGTACCTTCTGTGTAAGTAAATGAAAGTCCTTCGTTCTTTTCTGCTGTAAATTTAATTTTTGACATGGTTATATCTCCTATTCTTCTGTTTTCTTAGCTTTCTTTGTGCGTTTTGGTTTTTCTTCTTTCACAGGGGCTTCTTCCTCTTTAGCCTTAGTAGGCTTCTTAGCAGTCTCTCCTGTGATAAGTTTTGTGAGCTTAGCCCATGTAGGGTTCTTAATCTTGTTAGGGATTTCAATTCCCGGCTTACGAGTAACCTTGGTAGTCAAGATAGGGTTACCTGCTACCTGAGCAATGAATACTTCCTCAATGGACTTCTTACCATTTTCAAAGGTCTTCTTGTTTTCCTTCTGTGTGTGAGCAATGATACGAGCAGAAGCTTGTAGATAGCTCCGTAGTGCTGGAGACAGGTTAGGGCAGATTACCTTAGGAACGTCTTCCCCTTCATCTTCCTCCACGTTAATGCTCATTTCCTGTGCAATTACAAGAACATTTTTACCATCATAGCTCATGCCGACCAGCTGGTCAACAAGGCTCTTAAGTAATGGTGAAGCTTCTCCATAGTGCTGGATTTGCATTTTATCTACTTTGTATTTTTCCATAATGCTCTTGTAACATAATTCCTGAACATTAGTGAAGTGGTCAATAGCAATGCTGTCATAGTCACCTGTCTTAGCGATTGCAAAGGCTTCAAGGACATCTTCCCATGTGTAGCACTCAGCTACATCATAACGCTCATCAGGGTTCACAGAGGCTAAGCCACGGTCCGTATCAATGATGAGGGTCTTTCCCGGAAGGGAGTTAATGATGGTACTTTTGCCTGAGGCAGGTCTACCATACACAATAGTAAGCTGATGAAGCTTAACTTTAGTCAATGATTTTAGTTTCATTGGAATATCTCCTTTTGTTTAGTTCTAATATAGTGTATCACAGGGATTGGAGTAAGTCAATACCTTTTTGCTAAATTTTTACAAAAAATTCATCATTTTTTACATAAAATTGTAAAATGGTACTTGAACCATATTCTCTTAGGTTACTTCTTCCCCAATCATAGTTAATATGTCCTGTGTTATTGATGATAAATTCAGGCGTATAGCCATCTTTCTTATAGACATATATCTTATTACGCCCTTTGTTATACCTGTAGAAAGCTCTCAGGGTGAGCCTGCTTCCTTGAGCCATTTCTGGGTCACGAAACTTCACCCATGGTAACTTCCTATTTACCCGTCGAGCCATATCCACCTCTATTCTCGTTACCTAAGTGCTTTACTGGTAAGAAAATGAGGTCAGGCTGATTTCTAAAGATACGGAATTGACACACACGCTGGCCTGCTTCAAGCTTTCCGTCCCGTGTGGCATAGAACATAGCTCCCCAAGTATCATCATCACCGTTATAATCATTGTCAATGATACCCACAGAGTTAGTCAGTAACAGCCCTGTGTTCTTAAAGGTACTTGAGCGTGGATATACATGGGCTTCAAATCCCACAGGTAGCTCCATTGCTACCCCAAAATCAACCTTGACAGTATCTCCTGCCTTATACTCAATATCCTGAGGAACATACATATCTACACAGTCTCCATTGACTGCCTGTGTCCCAAAGGAGTATTTTGTGTCCTTATAGCGCACACGGATTAGGGACTCCTTAGGATAGCCACTGTACTTACCAATGTCACAGAAGAACATCAACAGCATTATGAGGAACATTACTCCAATAATGATGTACTCCATTATTGTCCCTCCTTGTTATCCACATATTTAGCTTTCAAGGAAGCAATCAGCTCATCTAGGCTCTTATTCACCTTGTTGTTAGCCTCAAGGGCTTCGTCAAGCTTCTTACCATAGTTCTCTGTGGCTTTTGTAATCTTTGTGATACGTGCTTCTGAGTCTTTCTTCAACTTAGTGAACTTAGCCTCAACACTCTGTGTGTACAGGAATGAAAATCCAAGGGCAATTACCAAAGCAATGTTAATAATAGTGTTAATGTTTTTCTTAATGAATGTCATACTCATCTCCAATCAATTTGTTAATCAGGGTAATCATGTTATCAATACCCAATAGGTAACTTTCTGCCTCAGTAGTGAGCACAGAATTAGCAATAATCAAATACTGAGGATAGGTCATAGCCTTATACTCCTCAAACTCAGGGAATTTTGCACAAGACACAGAGTAATATAATCTATCAGCCTCTTCCCTAGCTTTGTGCAGGAACACAAGAGCTTTCTCAAGGTCATGTTTCCCATTCTTATCCTTATAGCGCCATACATATTTCACAGCTGAGGCAATCAGGGGGTTAAGTCCGTAATGTAGCCAGAAGTCCCAGCACTCCATTTTATTACCTTCCTGTGTATAACGCTGAGGATTTCTAATTTCCTCCATCTTTAGCCTCCTGAACCGCTGAACGAATCTCTAGGTCTTCTTCCTGCTGGTCTTTTCGTCCTTCAAAATAAGCCTTCTTTGCTAGGTCAACACTAGCGTCCTTTGTGATATAGCTCTGCTCAACCTCTTCAATAGACATTGTGTGTTCTTGAATATGGTATGAGTAAGCTAGTGCCCCGATTATAAAGCCTAGAGCTACGGCAAATAAGTATTTCCACATATCACTCTTCCTCCAAAAAGTTTTCAGATACAAAGGTATCAAAGTCCTCTGTGACAATTCCTTGCCATACCTTAAATAGCTCGTCATAGATGTCAGGCATGTAGTCACCATACTTATACATCTTGAACTCAGGATTTTGTTCAATCATCCGTACAAGCATGCAGAACTGTTCAAAGAACTCATCACACAGAGCCTCACGGTAAGGCATATCAATAGAAAGGTACTTGTAGGCTCTACCCACTAGCTTCTCCTTAGGATTGATACACTCAAACACAAAGTTTCGTACATTGTAGCCTAGCTTAGTCATTACATACATATACATATTAGCCTGTAATGATAATACCATTTTATCCTGAGCTGGCTTAGTGCTGTACGTCTTATAATCAACCAAAGTCACAGAGCCATCTTCATTAGTCCGAACTGCGTCTACATATCCGATAAATCCTACCTCTGTACCGAGACCAACTTCCTCTGAAATATCAAGAGTAATCTCTTTCTCAACCTCAGTAGTTTTGAATAACCCTTCAAAGCCAAAGTGCTCAAAGTAGCGCTCAGAGGCTCTAATACCTCCATCAATACTTTCCTGTGCAAAGTCTACAACAGAGGCTTGCTTTAGTGCTTCCTTGCTATCTGTGCCTGTAGCTACAAGCTCCATAACACGGTGCATGACTGTTCCTCTATCCATATATACAGTGTTGATTTTGCCTTCTTTTGGCTTGTACTTTGCAATATACTTGCACCAGTGCTTCCATGGATTTTCTAGGTAAGTGTTTACCCGTGAAATACTATATCTGTTCATGATACCCCTCTTTCGTAATATGCTGTGGATAAATTATCCATTCTAGTTACATTCCTCATAGCACGAGGCTTAAATACCGACATGCTGTAAGGGTCTTCTTCTGAGTTTACAAAGCCTATTTTTAGCTTATCCATATCAACTACAATGACATTTCTCATAAATTCAGGCTTTTCAAGTAGTTCCTCAAATGAGCTAGGCATAGGTCCTTTGAACCTTACTAGCTTGTAGTAATCCTCGTCCATAATATCAAATAGGAACTCCTTGTGCTCATCATTAAGCTCTACTACCTCATAACTTACACCATAACTGTCCAGTGTTTTCTTGAACTCCCTGACCTGTGCCATCACATTTATTCGAGTATTTCTTATGGCTGAGTAATAAGGATTCATCACAATTTCAACTGCCAAACAACTCCTCCTGTGTTACAATCAGCATGATTACATGGTTTCTTGTAGTAATCTTTTTCACAGGGATAGTCTTGTCAAGTAACTTAAACTCCTTTGTGTGCTGTGTTGTAAAGCCATCAAAGCGGTAACAGTAAGGTACTACAGTATCATCATTCCGATAGTAGGCAATCTCACACTGAGCATAAGGACTCATTAAATCAAGAATATCTCCTATTGCCATTGCTACTTTCCTTCCTGTTCTAGCTGGTCTGTAAGACAGGCTGAGCATGGTGTCACAGGGAAGCCCAAGAACATTGCCAGCACCTTATTCATTGCTCTTGATTGCTCAATAAACCCATACTTAGCCTTAAGGTTAGATAGGTCTACCTGCCATACCTCAAAGGAGGTAATAACCGCTGTGAACATGTGCTTGAGCAAGCACCACATATCAGGGTTACCTTCCTCATTAGCCTGCTCCTTAAGAAGCTTCATTGCCTTACGTCGGTTTTCTGTGGTTTCTTTTAAGAGTAGCTCAGTCTCTCTTAGAGCTTCATCTACTCTCATAATCTCATCTTGGTCTTCCTTAGCGTTATCTGCATACCAGAATGAGAGCTTATCCTCATATTTTCTTACAAGGATATTCATGTGGTACTCAGAGGCACAGAGGTTCATGATATTTGTAATCAGGTCTTCTGTGATACCTACTGAGCTGTCTTTGTTTACTGTCATCTCAGTTTGAGCTCCTTCATAAAGTTTTCTACATCTAGGTCATCATCTTCAAAGTCTTCTTCATCTGACTCAATTACATCAACGTCTTTCACAGGAGCTTCTACTCCGAATAGCTCTTTCTGTAGCAGTTCCTTGTATTCTGAGAGCTTGCGCTCGTATTCCTGTGCATTAGGTGTGACACGCTCTGAGTATTCTCTTAAAGCGTCAGCGATTACCTCATTACGCTTAATCCCTAAATACCCTGAGATAGTCAATAAGTTGTCTGAAAGCTCCTTAGGAAGCTCAATTTGCATTTTGATACTTGTCTTAGGCATTACAGTACCACCTCCTCAATTTCCTTTTTATCACCATAATAGATTTTATAGTTCAGGGTAGTCTCCCTAATCATACACTCAAACATACAGGTATGTGAGATATATCTTACAAGGATATTATCCCCTACGTCTACTGAGAATTTTAGTGAGACATAGTTCTTAGGTAAGGCATGTTTGAGGTTAAATACCTCTATGGCTGACCAATACCGCCCAACATTATCTCCAAGTTCCTTCTTGATATACCCTATGCCTTTAACCCAGTTATCCATGTAGTAGGTATCCTTGTCTGTGACTAATACATACTTGGGATTAAATTCCTTCTGCTTTTCACAGTAGCCCTCAGGGTCTAGTAAGAAAGCCTTGCGATTTTGCTTCTTAATATCACGGTATTCCTGCTCTGTGTAGCAATTCTTATCCCAGATTATCATGCTTAAACTCCTTTAGAGCCTTGTTTACCTCATTGAGAGTAACTCCTAAGCGCTCCTTTAGCATAGTATTAAGTCTGTCATTGTCAGCTACTTTATCTGCTGTTCTGAGCAGGCACTTAACACCGCTTGATACATTTTGCACAATAGGGTAGACATCAGGGTCACCATTTAGGATAGCCTTTACTACCTCCTTATTCTGGAACACATCAGTAACCTTACGCACAGAGAAGGTGAGCAGGTCATCTGAGACAACGATATAGTCACCTTCCTTGGCTGAGTGGACATTACCCCCAGCATAGGTGTAGTGCTCGTTGCCTTCCAAACATTCTACAATGTGTAGGCACTCAGGGAGTATTCCCCATTTATTACAGTATTCTTCTATCATTATTCCTCCTTAGTGAAGACCCCAGCCCTTGCCGATTTCCACGTCAGCCACAAGAGGTACTTCCATCTTTATTCCTTTCAGTATTGAGGGGTTCTCCATAATTTCTTTGGTTATAGCTGTAGCCTCCTCAGCGTAGTCCTCAGCTATCTCAAGTAATATAGCGTCATGGACAGTTCCAATTACTCTACATTTTGAGTGGTCAATCTTATCTGAGTACACAATGTCTGCCATAGCTGACGTACACAGGTCGCTACCAAAACCTTGCACAGCTGAGTTTAGGGCTTGCCTCTCAGCAGAAGACCTCTTGAACCAATCATCAGACCAAATGTCCCTTAGGAAGCGTTTACGCCCTATAGGAGACTCTACATACCCATAACTTTGAGCAAAGTTGATGTTCTTCTTGTGCCACGCTGGTAGAGTATCATAAGCCTCAAAGAAATCATTACGCATACTTTCGGCTTCCTTTAAGGTCAGATTAAGTCCATAAGTTTTCGCATAATCCTTGTAGGACTTTGCTTGCATACCATACACCAGACCAAAGTTGAGCGATTTGGCGTTCACCCGGTGCTGTTTCGCTGTATCTGCGTCTATTCCCTCTTCATGTCCATATATAAGTTCCATGGTTTTCGTATGGAGGTCACTACCTGACTTGTAGGCTTCTACCATGCTAGGGTCTTTTGAGAACTCAGCTACAATACGGAGCTCTAATTGCGAGTAATCTTGCTCGGATATGACATACCCCGGTCTAGCGTAGATAATTCCCCTTACCTTAGATATTTTTGGTACTTGCTGACAATACCTGTTACCCTAGAGGCTCTTTATCCTCTAGTTCTTATGGTTCATTTCCCATAAGTTCAGACTATATCATATTGGTTAAATAACCAATCCCTGCGCTCGTGTTACTCCGCATTGAGCGTTTCTTAGTCGTTACACCTTCCTCTGTGAGGCTTGGCACGGTATTGGCAATCTCAGCGTCCACCGTTTTCACAGGGTTTAACGAGCCCTCAGCATATTCAAGGTTCGGGTTTGAGCAGGTTGTCCTTCCTGTCCTAGCTGTAATATTAAAGCTAGGGTGAATTTGTCCGTCTACCGCTATCTCGTCCCATGACTTGATAAAGGTATCCAGCTTCGTCAATCTCTTGTACTCTCTCAGGTTCTTAGCAACCTCACTCACAGCTGACAGCTCCACAAGAGTTTCATCATCTGTGCTAGGGTTTCCTGAGCCACTCTTCTTCACAGGTTTCAGTCCTAGCGACTTTCCAACCTCTTCCCCATCTACAATCACAGGAGCACCCTTCTTACCAAACAAGACCTTGGCTACCTGCTGTGTTGAGTTCCAGTTGATCTCAGCCACCTCATTGAGCTCTTCAAGGAGCTCTGTGTACTCAGCCCTTAGCTGTTCACTTACCTCGCCCCTCTTAGGGTCAAGATAGATACCTTGTTTCTCAATGATAGAGTAAGCCTTGTAGGCTCTCATTTCATGCTTGTACACCTTAATCATCTTGTACTTTGTGATGATTTTCTTGAATATAGGCACTAGCTTGAGCGTATATCGTGTGTCCTTCTTTCCATAGACAACTAGCTTCTTGTTATTAGCCTCTACAAGCTCCTGTGTCACGTCTTTTAGCGTTTCTAGTATGATTGTACTGTCAAGGCTTTCAAACGCATTACAGAGCCTGTCAGTGGCTTCTACGGACATTCCAGTGATAAGTATATCTCCTTCAAGTTCATCATAGACCTGCTGAGCTAGTTTATTCATGGCTGTTCGGTCTTTGTGTACCCATTTTCGGGTTACATCAAACGTTCCATCGCCATTGTCAATCAGGTCACAGGCATTCTTCTGTGCCTTGGTCTTGAGTCCATATAGGAAAGCCTTGGCATTTTCCTCAGTAGTCTGTTCCATGGCAAGCTCTACTCCTGTGAAATACTTTGTGATAAATCCTTTGAGTGTAGTTAGACTGTCTCTCTTACCTGAGACTTTGATTTCCTTACTCACATCGTAGTCATCACCAAAATATTTTACCACAAGAGGCTTCAAGCCAAGCTCTACCTCACCAGAGACATGTGCCAGCACCTGTGTATCCATGTAAAGCTCCATGAATACTCCTGTGTGAACATATAGAAACAGAATATCAAACTTACCATTATGAGTGACCATGTTTAGATTAGCTATGGCTTTCAGGAAGGCTTTCCATTCTTCTTTAGTGTACTGTTCCCACCAGATGAAATGGTCATATTCCTTCCCGTTAAAGTCATAGCTGATTTGCACAGAGACTATATTGTCCCTGTACCTGTCCAGCCCTGTGGTTTCAATATCTAGGGAAAAGAGCTCTACTTGTGATAGCCGTTTAGCCAGTACCATTAAGTCTCTTTTCTTCATATTACCGTCCTGTCATTGTATAGTAAGCTCCCGTTCCCATCATAGCTCCTGCAAAGTAGAATACTACTGATGAAAAGAAGCTGATAACTCCAATCACAGGACCTACTTTAACCAGCTCAGGAGCAAGCAAGCTTCCCATAGCGATATACATTGCAAAACTAGCAGGTACACAGAACAGTAAAGTGATTACTGTTCCTAGCACCCAAGCCATAAATTTCTTCATTATCTCATTCCTCGTCTTTCTTCTGCCTCATTGGCAAGTCTTATACATTCTGCTACATGGTTGTGCATGTGTATTAAACTATTCTTCACAGTGGACATTCTCAGCAATACCTCTTGGTAGTAGCTTCCTACAGCCTCAGAGCCTCTAAAGTACATTTCATCTAGGTAGGATAGCTTTAGGAAATATCCGTTACCAGCGTCATATACACTCTTTATGAGCTTTCTAGGCACATAGGCTACTGTGGCTCTTTCCATATTAGGAAGGCTGAGCTCTACATAGTCTTTCTTAGCAAAGAACTTTACACATGACTTCTGAATATACAGATATTTCCATTCTTTAGTCATAGTTTAGTCCTTCTTAGTAAAGTAAGCTTTGATACAAGCTACAATAAAGATGATACCAAAGGCAATATTCACCAAAATACCATTATCTTTTGAGCCTGTCTTAGGCAACACTTTCTTGTCCTGTGACTTAACCTCAGCGCTTGCAGAAGGCAATTCCTCTTGTGTTGGAGGTGTTTTAGGCTCTTCTGTAGGTAAATCAGGTACATCAAGCTCTGGCAACTCATGCACGGGAGCTGGTGGCAATACCGGTACATCATCAATATTGATTTCAGGAAGGTCTAGCACAGGTGGGTCATTAGGCACTACTCCACCATTCCATTCTGGCTTGTCTACTGTAGGGGGGTCAAGCGGTGTAGTTCCTCCTTGCCACTCAGGAAGCTCAAAGATTGGTGCTGGTGGTGTTTGCTCAATATCATTAACATTAAGCTCTGGTTTATCCAACACAGGAGGGTCATTAGGGACTACACCTCCCTCAAACTCCAGAATGTCATACACAGGAGCTGGTGGTACATCATAAGTGAATGGTCGCACCTTGCCCTTAGCTGAGCCTGTAGCGTTAGCCACTGTGATTTCACGTTCAAAGCTGTATTCCTGTCCCATGGCTGTAAAGCTCAGCACGTTCACAGGATTTTGTAGCTTGTTTTTGAGCCGTGTTTTGTATTCCACACTGATAATGTTAGTCACATCAGGAATACTGAACTTAAAGCCGTTCTTATAAAACTGAACATTAACCTCTGAGAGAGGGATTTCACGAATACCAACCCAAGGCTCTGCTGATGAGAGCTCAAAGATACGCATAGAGCCCTCAACGTACTCATTGTTATCGTCCCAAGTGTCTGATACATTTACATCTGTGAGGTGGTGTTTGACAAAGTTTACCCGTCCTCCCCATTGCACAAGGGAAGGGTCATCTTTATCTTGCCAGCCCCACTTAGCCACGATTTCCTGTGAGTTTGCAGGTGTTTGAGGCTTAACCTCTGCCTGAGAGACAATAGTGCCATTAAAGCTGAGGTCATATTTCTGTCCTTCTGTGACTACCTCTTTCTTCCACATGGTCTTGAGTGTCATATCAAAGCTCTTGTCAAGAGGGTGTTCTGCAAAATAATTGTTAAACGTGGTTGTAACTGATTGTGTGTCATTAGAAGCCACTGCACGTCCTACTACATTGCCCTCAGGACTAGTTACATCAAATTCCTGTGTAGTTGTCCATTGGAGCTGTTCAGGTAGAGTGTAGGTGAGTGTATCACCCTCGTTAATCTCTACCTCATCAGGAATTTCCGTGTGGTAAGTCAGGTCTTTGTTTACATAGGTTTCAGACGCTTCTGAGCTGTATGTGATTTCAGGCTCTGTGACCTTAATCTGAGTACCTTCTTTAGCAACCTCACTTGCCAGTACATTAGGGGCAATTAAAAGCCCTGCTAAAATAATCATTCCTGCTGTAAATTTCATTTTATTCATTATTATCTCCATATCCTATCATATTTTCGTTTTCATAAATATTCCCGACTACTTCAAAATGTCTCTGCACATCATTATACCTAAAAGGTTCATACCAAATAGTACCATCATAAGAATTATCTATATAAAATCCTATAGACTCAGATACAGCCCCAAAATCTTCTTCATAATCCCATTTGCCATATTTCACAGTGCTGTTAAATACTCCTGTTTTTGTAATCAGGTCACCTTCAAAGATTTCTTTTCCATTCTTGTCCTTGAGCCCTGTTGACTGCATAAGTACATAGTAATTTATATCATCTTTTGCCACACCACCATTTTCATAGGTAACTTTAAGTGTTTGCTCATCTAAAAACAGTGTATTCACTTGCACCATCTTTTCAAACTCTATATCCCATGCTCGATATTTTGGTATCATATTCATAACTCCTTTACTTCTACACCATCACAAGAGAATACCCAGCCAAATCCAGATTTTTCTAAATCCTCTTTTGTGTGATAGATACTAAAGGTAGTCCCTACTGTAGCGTCACTAAAATACCAATAGTTATGTGTACTACTATACTTGAGGTATG